CTCCTAGATTTTCTCAATTTGGTGGCTTGAACAGCGCATCTAAATTGAGCAAGTCTGGAATGCAAGTGAAAAAGCCTGGTGACGGCAGAAGAGTTATATAACGTAAAAAGAGGGTTGTGAAATGTCTTTAGAAAATTTATCTTTAGAAGCTCGTGATGAGTTGGCTTCCTTGGCGCAAACAATGGCTGAGGACCCCAAGACTCGTGAGGCTTTCTTGCGGTTGACCCAACAAGTCAAGCCTGATTTGCAGATTCCTGAAATTCAAATTAAGGATTCCACTCGTGCTGAAATCAATCAGATTAGGCAAGAGAACTCTGCTTTGCAAGCCAAAATGAGAGAAAGGGATGCAATTGAAGAACTATCTAAGAGACGCAATAGCTTGGTCAAAAAAGGTCTTATCGACTCTGAAGATGAAGTTAAAGACGTTGAAAAGCTAATGCTTGAGCGTGGTATCACTAACCATGAGACTGCTGCTGAATATCACAACTGGATGAAGCAAGCTGCCAAGCCTACTCCATCTGGTTACAATCCAAGTGCTATCAACAATTTTGATTTGAAAGCATATTGGAAGAATCCAGTGAACGCTGCTCGTAATGAGGCAGCAAAAGCACTGAACGAATTGCGTAATCCTAGAGGTCAAAGGCCAATAGGGTTAGGTTGAGTTGGTAAAGAGGGTTTAATTTGTAGGGGCAGAGATGCCCATCTTTAAGGAGTCGTTATGGCTATAGGTGGTGGTATTCTGCCAGCAACAGGGTCAAGTCAGTTCACTGAATTAACCTACGTTACCCGCAGAGCTTTTATTCCCAAACTCGTTGTACAACTGTACAACAGCACGCCTCTAATGGCAGCGTTGATTGCTAACAGTCAACAAGCCTCTGGTGGTGTGTCCTCAGTAACAGTGCCTGTTCAGGGTGCTCAATTTGTTAACGCTCAGTGGTCTGACTACTCTGGTTCATTCAACCAGCCGTCAGTTCAACAGGGTGCATACAACGCTGAGTATGACCTGAAGTTGATGATTTCTCCCGTGCCGTTCCTCGGTATGGAAGGCGTTGCTCAACAAGACGCTGCAATCATTCCACTCATTGAAGCTCGTATGAACGATGCTACCAATGTGATGATGGACGCAATGGCTACGGCCTTGTATACCAACACAACCAACAACCAACAGTTTATCGGCTTGCCCGCTGCTGTGGATGATGGTACAGGTGGTGCTACATATCAAGTGACTTACGGTAACATCAATCGTAATACCAACACTTGGTGGCAGTCCAAAGTTTACGCTGCAGGTAACGTAAACCCCACAAGACAAAACATCCTCCAATACATTTCTGGTACTGTTAAGAAAGGTGCAGAAATGCCCTCTTTTGGCGTGTGCGGATTTGGTACTTGGACACTATTGGCTCAAGACTTTGTAGGCCAAGAGCAATATGTTATTACCCCAGGTTCAGCCTTTGATGGCGATAACAATGGTCCTCAAGCAGCATTCAGAGCACTGATGGTTGCTGGTGTACCTATTTATCCAGACCCTTACTGTCCAGAAGGTACGGTTTATTTCCTCAACACTAACTACTTGAGCTTGTACATCCACGAGCAAGGTTCATTTGTGTTCACAGGATTTGAATCTACTCTACCAAATTGGCAGATTGGTTACGTTGGTGCGGTTATCATGATTGCTGAGTTGGTCAGCGTGAAGCCTAAGTCAATGTCCAAAGTCACTGGCTATAACTACCTCTCACTATAAAGGAGCTAAGTCATGTCACTTTCAGCAAATAAAATCATTCTAGCGAATGCAGCCACGAACACCGCTGGTGCATATTTTGAACCTACCGCAGTTGTTGCTACCAACACATCAAATGTTGGAACAGTAGTACCAGCAGGTTTGTATCAAGCATTGCCCACGGCTAACGTAGTTATTCAATTCAACACTTCTACCAACATTGCAGCTCCTACTTGGACAACTGTGATTGCAGCCAACACTGCTGGTATTGTGTGGTCTGACGGTACTAACGTACAAGCTCTATCTACAACTGGTAACGTCACAATCACATTGTACGGCTCCAATGGTGGACAAGCTGTATCTGGTACATTCAACAACGTCTAAGGAATTCAAAATGGCTTCAGTTGATTCAGTTGCACAAAATACGGCAGCAAACTTTGGCAACTATGCTATTGCTACTGCTGTAGGCGTGCCCCTCGGAGCTACTGGCAATGCTGTTATTGCTTTACCAATTTTGTCTGGTGGTCTGACCTACGGGTCAGCCGTCAACACTTCTGGTCAAGTTATCGTGAGACGGGTTACAGTTCAGAATGCCAATAAAGATGCGTCAACAGGTAACGTATCTATTTTGACATCCAATGATGGAAACACATCCAATGCACTCGTTGCTGCGACAGTGTTAACCAACATGACTGCTGCTAACAAGTTCCAAGATTTAACAGTTGCTAGTCCCTATGCTGCGTCTACAACTTTGAATGGTAATACCGTTCAAGCGTTGTTTGTTGTCGTTAATACTGCGGTGGCTAACGCTACTGTAGATATTCGCGTCTACGGTGATACAGTTTCTTTCTAATGAATGTCTTTGTAACCAATCGTAGTGATGTTCCGTTGACCATTGGGTACAACGCTGTCATGTACGAGTTCAAGAAAAATGTCCCTGTTGAAATACCCTATGAAGGTGCTGTGCGTCTTTTTGGGTATGAACAAGAAGACAAAGAGCCTGTTCTAGTTCGCTTTGGATGGATCAAACTCCATAGTGAGCTAGAGGATGGTTTAAAGATTTTGTCTCGGTTTGAAATAACAACTGAGAAACCTAACAGCTCGCAACCCTCGGCTGTAGGCGTAGTACCCTTGCGTGTTGAAAAGCACGTAGGGGGAAAATCCTCACAGAGGGCAGCATAACATGGACGCTAAATGGCAACCTTATCTTCCTATCTCACGGAAGTCCGTAGGCTCTTGCACGATGCCAATGGAGTCTTCTGGTCCGACTCGGAGTTAACGGACGATATTAATTCGGGCCGTGAACGGGTTGTCAGAGATACGGGTTGCCTACGTACCCTCCTAGTTTCTACTACGCCTATAGGTGCAGATGGCTCTGCTGCCATACCTTGGGCTGCTAACCTGGCTGTCACTGCTGGTCAGTACGTCTTCTCCAACATCTATACTTACCTTGTCACAACCAGTGGCACGTTTGATTCAACTGCTCCTCCTTACCCAACAGGCAATGGTGGCTTTCCACCTAGTGCTCCTTTTCAGAGTGGCACTGCTTATCTCAAGTACTATGCTCCTTGTGAGATTATTCCGTACTCTGCTTTAAACACTACAAATCAGATATTAGATACCCTAAATGTCACTATTTACTGGGGTAATTCACGTATTCCGTTAAGATATTTGCCATTTAGTAACTTCAATGCCCAATTAAGATATTGGCAGAATTACATAGGTAGACCCGTGTGTTTCTCTATCTATGGTCAACAACAGATATACATTGGCCCAGTACCTGACCAGAGTTATCTCATGGAAATAGATACGGTGATATTGCCTTTGCCATTGACGCAAGACTTGCCCAATGTTGTAGACCCTATCAATGACCCATTCACTCAGCCAGTTGCTTTCTACGCTGCTTACAAAGCCAAGTACAAAGAGCAAAGCTATGGTGAGGCAGAGATATACCAACAACAATACAAACAACAAGTACAGGCAGCCCTCAACAGCTCCTTTACAAGAAGAGTTCCAGACCCTTACTCTAACCCGTATTAATTATGGCAGCAGCAGAACAAAAGAAGTCCTATGCCATCATTAAAGCCTTTAAAAGTTTAAATACTAAGGCTAACAGGACGGCTATTGATAAAGAGGAATTCTCTTGGCTTGAGAATGCTCAGCCTGTAGGCAGTGGCAATATCAGAATTACGGCTGCACAAAACAATCTAACCTATGCAAGCAACAGTAGTGCCAATATTGTTACCAACGCCAATGTATCTTCTTTTTACTCTACCAACATCAATTTAACAGATTACATCATAGCTTTTGAAGCGGATGGTAGGGCTGAGTATGTGAGCATTATCAGTAGTGGAGCAAACGTAGGACAGGGTAATATTACTGGAAACATTGCTACAACTGGCACGTTTTCCAACTCTGGCGTGACGTATGCCCAGTACAAAAATCAGTATGCCATCATAGGTGACCCTAGTAAAGGGTTGTTTGCTTGGGATGGAACGTATTTAAATCCTATTGGTTCTGTAGGTACTATAGGTATTACCAATGGTGGCACAGGTTATACAGAAGCTCCTAACGTAGTTATTGCTGCTGCTCCAGCAGGTGGTGTCAATGCTACTGCTGTAGCAACGGTAACTACAGGCTCGGGAGGTGTAGCGTCTGTAACGGTAACCGCTGGTGGTACTGGATACACGGCTTTGCCAACTGTTTCTTTTAGTGCTCCAACCACGGCTGGTGGAATAACGGCTCAAGCGGTTACAAGCATAACGGGGGGCATAGTCACTTCTGTGACTGTCACTAACCCAGGTTCAGGTTATTTAACGCCTCCTAGCGTTAGTTTTTCTGGTAGTGGTGGAGCTACTGCAAATGCCGTGTTGACTACAGGTCAAGTTAACAGCATTACCCTTACCAATGCGGGTGCAGGGTATACCTCACCTCCTAGCGTCACAATTACTGGGGGTGGCGGTACAAATGCCAATGCCATCTCATCTTTAATTACATTTGCCACAGGAACAGTCTCTATTTTAGTGACCAGTGGTGGAGCAGGATACACTTCTGCACCTACTGTTGTTATTGGCAATGGTTCTGGGTGGACAACTCAAGCAGCAGGTACAGCTATATTGTCAGGTGGTTCTGTCTCTCAAGTGATTATGACCAACCCTGGCAATGGCTACACCAACAGTTCAAATGTTGTGGTTTCGTTTACAGGAAGTGCAACAACTCCTGCAACTGCTATAGCCATTCTTAACAGCCAACCTATTGTGGATGTTGCTACATTCTCAGGTAGGACTTGGGTGGCAACAGGGCGTACAGTCTATTATTCAGCTTCCACAAGCCCGTTTGACTTTACGTCAGTAAGTGCTGGCTCACTTACATTGACCGATGAAACCTTGCACGGCAACATCACGGCAATGTATTCAGCCAATAATTTCTTGTACATTTTTGGCGATGACTCTATCAACGTATTTTCAGATGTAAGGGTAACCTCTACAGGGGCTACTCTGTTCACCAATACTAACGTGTCAGCGTCTGTGGGTACTAAGCGTACCCATGCCATATTCCCGTATTTCCGTAGCTTGCTCTTTATGAACGACTACGGTATCTACGCCTTTGTGGGTAGTACAACCAGTAAGATTTCAGACCCACTAGACGGCATTTTTCCCTATATTGACTTCTCACAGCCTGTGACTGGGGGGCAAGTGCTCCTCAATAACATCCTGTGCGCTGCGTTTAACTTCTATGTGAACTCGTCTTTCCCACTAGGACCAGCACCCAGTAGGTATATTCAAGCTGTATTCTTTGAAAAGAAGTGGTTTATTACCTCACAGGGAAACGGCATTAACTATGTCACTTCTGTTCCTGTCGGTGGCGTTATTAACCTTTATGGCGTGGCTACAACGGTTCTCTACAGGCTTTATAACAATCCTACAGCCAATGTAGCATCTTATATACAGACTTCTCTAGAC